AGACATTGCTTTCCTCGCCGTAGCGCATGGCCATCTCTTTGACATACTCATCGCTCACCCGTGGCGAGTCGGTGCATGCCACCTGAAAGGTTGTCCACTCGCCAGCCAGCCTTGTGTGCGTGTCGTAGAAAAACCCGCTGCTCCTCACCGGATTGCCCAAAAGCAATGTCACAGCGTTGTGGCCAGACATCGAGCCAGCCGCCGCCTCGAACACCTGCTCCGGCACGCCAGATGCCTCATCGGCCACCAGCATCACATACTCAGAGTGAATGCCCTGCAAAGCCTCGGGCTGCTCGGCCCGTGATGTCCTAGCCGAAATAAACATCTCAGTCGGCGCAGCGTTGAACTCGATCCTCTCCTGCTTGACAGTCAGCAGGGACTGCAAAGGCGCCGGCATCGCGTTGATCCACCGCTTCAGTTCCGCAAACATCGCGTCATACAACTGGCTGCTGGTCGGCGCGGTCACCACCACTTTCACAGGTGATCTGGTCATAAAGTACCAGAGCATCGCCCATGAGCTTGCCGTGGATTTCCCCACCCCGTGGCCAGATCGCACGCTGATCTTTCTATCTCCTCGGGCAATCGCCCCCAAGAACTTCTCTTGCCACGGGTCTGGGTCTACGCCCAGCACCTCCTTGACAAACAGCACGGGGTCGTTGTGGTATCGCTCAACCCACTCGGCAAAGACATTTTTTTTGATCATGTGGACTCTAACCCATTGTCAAAGGCCCATTGGTTGGGGTCGATCTGTGGCGGTGTGCATGTGTGAATCGTGGTCGGGTCAGCAGTGCGCTTGCCGCACCTCGGGCAGAAGTTGCGTTCCTCTGGCTGTGCCAAGGCTTCTTTGATTTCTCCAAATACAAGAGCAGGGCAATTACGCTCCACATATCCCAGCGCCTGCTTCAGTGCTTCCTCTTGTGTCATGTGTTCCCCCTTGCTAGGATGGCTTTGCCTACACCAAAATTTGTACCTTCACACCCCTCTATGTATTCGTCAGCCACCTTCGCACACGCCTCACGCTCTGCTGCTGCGACAAGGGCGGCAAAGCGTTCAAGTCTTTCTACAAAGCGCGGAGTCAATTCCCACATTTCCTCAAGCCCAGCCCCCCGCGCCATCTCAACGATTTCGTCTTGTGTCATATCAGTAAACTCCATATCCAAAGCCCCGTAAAAAACAGCAGCAAACAGACCACCACTAGTGCCACCAGCACAAAGCCAACAACAACACTACCGATCACCTGCCAGGCGTCTGACACTGGCTCAATGTCATCAGGCACTGTGGGATACGCCTTGACCTTGCGCGTCTCTGGCTCAAGTTCCGCATTGGTAAAGTGGCAGAAGTGATCGCACTGCGGGATGTGGGCGCAGATACCCCCCGCATCGCATTGCCTGATCATGCTTTCCTCGCTTTCAACATGGCGTCTGCGTACTTGTAAGCCAACTGAGAGTAAGCGATTGGCTCCCCGTCAATTTCTGGATTTCCAAGCAAAGCCTGCATCGCCTTGGCCGCAAAGTAGTCGCGCAAGCTCATGCCGGTTTCTATGTCGCATGGAAACGCTGGCCCATATCCTGTTTTTGTAGTCATGATGCATCCTTTGTTTCTTCAGTGTTTGCTATGTACGCCTTCAAGCGCTTCACCCGATTCTTGTTGTACGCCACCAGTGCAGACGCATATTCAACCCCAGACTCAGCTTGCAGCAGCGCATGCTCGGCATGCATCAACTCATGCGCCACGGCCTGAGCCGGCGTCACGGTCTTGAGCATCAACCTCAATTCAGTCCACAGATATTTCCACATTATCGTTTCTCCCTTTTAATAATTCGACCAATAGTTGCATGACTAACTTCAAATCTAATCGCTATCTCTTTCTTAGTTACTCCTTGATCAAATAACTTTAATACCCTGCTAATAGATATATTTATTCTCGGTCTGCCAGCGCCTTTTCTTTTGCCGCCATGAGTTAATGGCGTCATTTGTATCTATCCTCTTTAATCGCAATCTCAATTACTTCTTTCATGTCATCGCTGATTAACTCGAATATATCCGCGCCATTTACCCAGACTTCAATTAATATTACCTGTTCAGGGATAGCCGGCTCAATTACTACCCCTGCCTCTTTAACTTCAGGCTCTGCGGCCTCCCACTCGTACCAGCACTCCAGTGGCTGGCGGCATAATCCCGTAATGTGTTCATGCATCAACTTCATGCTGTCTCTCCTTGTAGCGCCCTGCGGATTGCTTCATGCGAAACAATAACCCCGTGGCTGGTTTTTAAAATTGCCGATATGGCCCGAAAACTAATTCCTGTCGCACGCATCTCCTTGGCGTACTTCAGCGCTGCCTGCTCTTCAGGTTTTTCGACCAGGACTGCCGCCTGACCCGTGCCTTGGATGGTGTACCCGAACTTGGCCGACCCACCCAGATGGCCACCAGCCTTGCGCTTGGCGGCTTGCCCCTGCTTCTGGCGCTCCTTCAGCACTCGGCGCTCATGGCCGGCAAAGCTGCAAAGGATCTCCAGCATCAACTGCGCGTAGATGTTGCTGGAGTCAGTGACATCCCCATGCCCATTGATGATCAGCTTGACGCCAAGCTCCTTGCACTTCTTGATTGACTGCAAGGCATCCAGCAGATCACGGCTGAACCGATCCAGCTTGGCCACGATCACAGTGTCGCCTTGTTGGAGCGTCACGCTGTTGGCCTCCAGCCGTGCAAAGAAGGGGTCTGCGCCACTGACGCCGCCATCCTCAATGAACTGCTCGATCACCAGGTTGTGGCTCATCGCGTTGCCCTCGATCTGCCGCTTCTGCTCCTGCATGCTGGTGTTGTCAACCTGCTCTGTGGTGCTGACCCTCACATACCCGTAGACTGTCATTTAGTTGCTCTCCCTGTTAATTTATTGATTTACAGCGCAATTATGTAGCAGGTTGGCAGGTTGTCAAGTGGTTTTTAAAAAAAATTTTTTTTAGGGATGCAGGTTGGTAGGTGATTAGTGCCGCATCAGCCGCCCCCGCCAAGGCGCGGGACGGGGGGGTCGCGGCGCGGCGGCGGCCAGCGGCTGGCCACCAGCCCCAGATTCCGAGGGTTAACCCTCGTCAATCGTGTCTTTGTCAAGGCCGTTTACGGGCGTGACACTTCGATGCCGCAATGCGTCCAGTGCCAAGCTGCCAAGGTCGATGTTCACCAGAGGCGCAGGCTTGTCAGAGTAGTCATCGTTGAGCTTGCCGGCCAGCCAGCGCCGGTTATCGGTGCGCAGCTTGGCAAGCTGCACCTCTTGGATGGTTGCAGCGTCTGCAATTTCGATCGTTTGCTCTGCTAAACTTTGCCCACTACGCGCACGCGCCTGCGCGTAGGCCGAGCGGCGCGTCTCGCCGCCCCTGTCAAGCCACCTATCAAATGTCGTAACCGCCACACCTAATGACTTGCACAGCGCGGATGTCGTGCCGCCATTTGCAATGAATTCGAGGATGGCATCCTCACCCCCGAACTTGTGAACAGCCTTGTTGGCTACGCTAAGTTCAGCTTTTTTGCTTTGTGCTGCCGCAATGTTCGCAGCGCTTTGGTCGGCCATCTCGGCCAATGTGTCACGGCTCATGTAAATATTCCTCAATGATTTTGAAACCCTCATTGGCTGACCTGGCAATGACGCACAGATAGCCCTCGCTGTTCAGTTGCTTTGCAAGGCATGTCTGCTCCTTGCTGACAACCCCTATTTTCGTCTTCATCTCCAAGAACAACCCGCCAAAGCCCTTAGATCGCCGCAGGACGCACAGATCAGGCATTCCAGCCAGTACACCCTCACCATGCAGCCTTACGCGCTCTAGCGGCGTTCTGTCGCCCCCATTCGGTATTGCTGCAATCAGCACATCCGGATGGAAAGCCCTGACGCGCTGCACCAGCTTGACCTGTTCGGCATGCTCAATGCTTTTCCTCTTGCGCTTTATGTCAATTCCCACCATGCAGGTGATTCTACGGAATCGCTTGCACTTGTGGGAGTCCCATCGCTGAACATGTGGCAATGGTGTAATACTTTTTCTGGGATGCACAAAGTGTCGGTCTTTGTGCAGAAGTCCTGACTGAACGAAACCTTGGCCCAGCCGTTCTTGACCAGCACGGCCTCAAACATCCATTGCCCAGCCTTGTCGTTGACCCTGCGGAACTTCTCAAACTCCTCTGCCTTGAAATTCCACTGCTGTATCCTCGACTCCAAGTTCGAGCAGTTTTTGCACAAAACGCGCTCCTCATCTTTCCAATCATCTGCCTGTGGATAACTTTTCACTGTCAAGCTCCTTAGTCGAGGTGACCAAGTCGAAGATACCCCCCAAAGGAAAAAACCAAGGTATCTCCGACTTGTCAAGCTCATCAAAAATCGGTGATTAGGCTGTGGATAACCTGTGGATAACTCCACAGGGTTATCCCACAGCTCCATCTTTGTCGGCGGGACTGTCCCTTCGAGGTCGCGCCGAGGTCGCGCCGACTCCTCGACTTGGATGGAGAGCTAAATTCACCCCTCATGGTGGCCACCATTGCCCAGCAAATTCCACGCATTGTTCTCTGCATCTGGTGCGAATCGGCGCAGCACTGACTCCCCAACCATGCGCTTGATGTCCCCCTTGGAGCTTCCAGGCACGGCAGAGTAGATCTCAGCCCAATCCAACTTGTAGGCATTCGGATGTAACTTGCATTCCTTTGGAGCGTTTGATCCCTTGCGGATAATGACCCCTTCGGGATGCTCGTTCAGGATTGACTGGACGAAAGCAGCGGCTGTATCGCACTTGTCCATGACCCTGATGGACTTGTTTTCTTCAATCCTTTGTGCAGCTTCCTGCTTTCTGGATGCTTCGGATGTCGGGTAGGGGATGACTGTGATGCACTGGACATCTTGAGGGTTGCCGTGCTTGGTGATGACCACCTCATTGTGGATGTGGGTCTGAAAGCTGATCTCGCGGTGGATTGGCTCATAACGGGTCTTGATGAGCCGCATGAAGCGGTTTTTTTCCTCATCCATGAACAGGATGGCGGTCAGGGTTGCATCACCAGTGAAGGCAGATGCGCCACGGGCCAGAGCGCTGTCATCGTTGGTCTGTGCGGTCTTGGCGGTGTGGGTGATAATCTTTATCGGGGTCGAGAGTTGGGTGTAAATAGTCTGCTTGATGGCGGCCATATAACTGCCGACCTCAGAGTTATCATTCTCATTATCTATTTCTAATGTTGCATTAGAAGTATCTATTATCAGGAATGGCCGTTCAGTAGTTGTATGTCTGATTACATTCTCTGCTAATAATAATATCTCCGGCACTTTGGATCGCTTTGATTCAATAACGATAAACCACTGGGCGACTTCAGTGGAGTCGAGATTCCAGTATTTCACATAAGCATAAAGAGATTGCCTGACTTGATTAGCATCCTCGGTGACATAAAGAATCTTTCTACGGGATTCTGTTTTAAGTGGGGAGTCGGACAAAGTAAATCCAGCGGCGATCAGGCAGACTGAGATTATTGCTGTGGTCTTGCCCACTCCAGGCTGGCCGGCGGTGACGCTGAAGGAGTGAGCTAGGAATCCATCAATCAGATATTCGACAGGGTAGAGTTTTGTCAGGTCGAGGTTTAATTCTTTCCAGTACGGGGCTGGCTGGTCTGTGGGTGGTGGCTGGTCACTGGCGACTTGAGCCTGCTGCGCTTGGATGTAGGTGGAAAAGTCCTCGACCGCCGACTTTCGCTCTTCGGCGCGGCTCGGCGCTGAGTACCCGCCCATCTTTGCATGATGAAACAGCGTGCCGATAGAGACGCCCTTGCCTTGGTGGAACGACTTCCAGTGCGTGTCGATGTCTTGCTCTGACTTGTACTTTGCGCCTTGGCTTGACCAGCCGGCCCAGAGTTGGTGGCCTTGAGCGCCAAAGGCCGTGTGCAGCGCTTGGCCGATCTCAATCCATGTCGTGTAGTCGCTGTCAGGGTTGATGAACTGGAGGGCTTGGGCTGCCTTGCTGTAGTCATCGGTGGAGCTTGACAGGGTTGGCTGATAGGCCGGCGTCTCAGGCTTTGGCCGCGGCACTTCAGCCGGCTGGTTGGAGTTGTCCTGCTCAATGACGCCCCACATAGTGAGCAAAGACAGTAAATTGTCATGCACCTCGTTGGATAGCTTGCCGACCAGCTTTGAGCCGGACAGCAGCACTGACTTGCCTGGTGAGGTTGGCAGCCCGAACACCTCGATCTCTTGGCCGCCGCCCAACTTGTACTTGGGCTTGATCTTGTCCAGATCCTCATCAGCCACGAACAGGAAGACATGCCGCCCCCGTCCGGAGACGCTTACCTCCGTGAGTTGATCCTGCTGCTTGACCCACTCGGCCATGCGCTTTATGGCGATATTGGTTGCACCTGTGGAGTGCTTCATGTCGACATCGAGGCAGACAAGGTACGCGCCACTGGACATGGATGGGGTCTGCATCACTATGCCCAGATAGTTGCCGGCTGGCGCGGCATCCATAGCTTGCACCTCGGATGCGCTGTAAAGCTGGTCAGGTGTAGTGTCACGCGCCACACCTTGGCCGGACTTCTTGTAGGGGATCTTCTTGCCATCGGCTGTGGTGGCAAAGGTGCAGAACACTGCTGATGGATGCTGCTCGATCAGCTTGACAGCAATGGCCTTTGAGTTGGTGAACTCAGTGGCCGTTGCTTTTGGTAAAATACTCATGTTGTTGATCTCGCGGTTGACGACAAGTTGTTCTCCTTCTGGAGTGATCCAGTTACCCCTGACAGTTCACGCTGTCAGGGGTTTTTCTTTGGGAGGTTGATTCTAGTACTTGGGCTGGTGGTCACTCAGGATTCGCCATGCAGCTGCAGCCACTCTTGGAACTTGTCCATTGCCAATGGCTGCAATTCTGTCCACCCCATTGGCCATCCCATCACCACTTCTCCACATGATGGGTCTGGAATCATTTTCCTTTCCTCTGATCCGCCAAGACGGAGGTGTTGTTCCGTCATGTCCCACCAGAAAATCGATCCAACCTTCACCCCGCTTTTTCTTCTTCCATTTGTCGATATTTTTGCTCTGGCGCTTGCCCAGTGACTGAAAAGTTCTTTTGTCGGCGTAGCCAACAATCCAAATTCTGTCTCGCCTGTGTTGACCACCGAACCTGTCATGTCCCAACACTCCCCATTCCGCATCAAACCCCATTGAGGCCAAGTCTCCGAGAACTCGTCCAAGTCCCCTAGAAGTGAGCATTGGTGAGTTTTCCACAAAGACATGTCTGGGTCGAACTTCACGAATGATGCGAGCCATTTCTCGCCACATTCCTGATCGTTCTCCATCAATCCCCCCCCCCCCCCTGCGGCTGAGATGTCTTGGCAGGGAAACCCGCCAGATACGACATCAACAATTCCTCTCCACGGCTTTCCGTCAAAGGTTTGTACATCATCCCAAACTGGGAAAGGCGGGAGAAGGCCGTCATTTTGTCGGGCGCACAGTACGCTAGCTGGGTATTGTTCCCACTCAACGGCACAGACTGTTCGCCATCCAAGGAGGTGTCCTCCAAGTATTCCTCCACCAGCGCCTGCGAAAAGAGCCAGCTCATTCATGATTCTCCTTTTGTGGTTTTTCTTTCACAAGGCTGGCAGCAGCGTGCTTCTCACCGATCAGGTCTTCGCTGATGGTGATGTCCAGCTTGGCAATGGCCGATGGGGACTTCAGATCGAATGCCTGCGGGTAGGACTTCAGCGCCTCGTAGGCCAAGGCGTCAGACTTCCAAAACTTGGTCTTGCGACCTGGTCGCAGTGTCCAGCCAATGATCTGCCAGCCTTGAGTGATCTGACGCTTGGCAGACTCCAGCACTGCCTCAGACCACATGGCTGCAAGCTGGGCCAGTTCAATGTCTTCTGGGGTGACATGCGGCACTGCAATCGTGTCATCCTTGTCGGCCTGCTTGACAAGCTCTGCAAACTCTTTTCTGGCGCTGTCCTGCACCTTCTGCCGCATGGATGGGCAGATGGGCTTGGCCTTGCAGTATCTGCAAGCGCTGGTGGACGGGTTGGTCGGTGCGTCATCGGTCAGCGCAAGGTTGGCAGCGGCCAGCAGGTCATGGCCGTGCGAGATCAGGTCAGCGCCTGAGACTGTCCACTTGCTGTGGCCGGCGCGGGGCTGGAATATGTGCATGGTGCATGTAATCGTTTCAGGCGCATTCAACATGCGCATGACGCCCAAAGCGTAGGTCAGCATCTGCTTGTTGTCCTCAGCCTCGACCAACACTCGGCCCGTCTTGAGATCGACCACATGGAGGTGGTCGCCATCAACCAGCACGGCATCAGCAGTGCCGCCGAGGGATTGGTGCAGGGTCTTGAGGCCAGCATCCACATTCACCTCGATCATGCGCTTGCGGGGATTCTCGACCAGCGTGTTGACAAAATCGGCGTACTCAACAGCCATGTCGATGTGGTCATCGGGATAGTCTTTGGGATTGAACGCCTCGCCGCGCAGGAAGCGCTCGGATAGCTCATGGATAGCCGTGCCGATGGCAGCGGCCTCGCCGGCTGGCTCATACGGCATCTTGCTTTCCAGCCGGTAAGAGCCTGGGCAGCTCATCACCCTGTCCATGCGGGATGCTGAGAGTCGGGCGTGTTTGCGATCAGTGTGCTGCATGTTGTTCCTTGGTTAGCTTGGTGATGAGTGCCTTGACCTTCTCGGCGTGCGGCTTGGTGAGGTAGTACTCGACCCGCACTAGGCCAGCATCCTTTCGGCGCTGGCGCAGTGCTTGGACTCGTTGGGTTGGGGTGGTGGTCATTTACCGAATTGCTTTAGCAATGGCTGCTTTCAAGACTTCCAATGTGCCAAGCTCTTCGTAGCATTCGGGGTGGTTGTCAAAGAGGGTCAATGCCTCAATGCAAGCCGCCAGCAAGTCAGGTGCGGCCAGTTGCAATTTCGCGTCTTGTTGTTGAATGGTGTTCATGGTGATCTCCTGTTGATTGGGGCCGTAGCCCCGTTTGGTTTATTTGCGTTCTACAGTGCCGACCAGGTTGCCATCCATGATTTCAAACATGATGGTCTTGGCAATGTTGAGGGTCTTGCGTGCGCCTTCAGTG